TAAAAGAGGAAAGCCTTTTAATGATGTGAACGCTGGAAAAATTATTGACATTCCGCTGAAGGACGTAATGGAGAAAAGTAAGTGCTGGACAGGGCTTAACCTTCTCTACCGGGTTCCTATCGATTGGCCAGAACAGGAAGTACCGATTGACCCTTACTTTTTTGGCGCGTGGCTCGGAGACGGATCAAAAGGCAAGCCCTCTGTAACGACCATGGACAAAGAGGTTATTGATTACTTATATGCTTTTGCAGACAGCCTTAGCATGAGAGTAACCATTAATACAAAAAAAGATAACGAGGCCGCAACATATTGCCTTGTTACTGAAAGAGGAAAGAACAACCCTCTTCTTGAGTTACTTCGAAATAATAATTTGGCCAACAATAAGCATATACCATACGCATATAAGGCAAATTCAAGAGAGGTGAGGTTAAAGGTTTTAGCGGGTATTGTTGATACAGACGGATATATCAATAGAAACTCTATCGAGATTTCACAGAAAAACAAGGTTTTAGCAGAAGATATTGTGTTTTTAGCCAGGTCTTTAGGTTTTCATGCCGGTATTAAAAAAAGAAAAAAGGACATAAAGAGTATTGGTTTTTCCGCGTACTATTACATAATAGGCATTTCTGGAGACTGTTCAATTATACCAACGCTTATCCCAAGAAAAAAATGCCCAAAAAGAAGCAACTGGAAAGACATTCTTGTTTCAGGTATTCGTGAAATAAAATCTGTAGGCGAGAACGAGTATTATGGATTTATGATAGACGGAAACGGGCGGTATGTTAAAGGTGACTTTACGGTCACTCATAACTCCTTTCTGGCAGTAGCAATTCAGGTTTGGAAGTTCTGCGTGTTCCCGTCTCAATACATTGTGTTCTGCGCCAACTCCAAAGAGCAGACCGACTGGGTGCATTACACCATTGCCAGGAACATGATCTACAAGTCCCCTAACCTTATACAAAGGATAGGCGACAAGAACGTAAGGGAGAAGGACATTGTTATCAGGGACGGATCCGGCAACGTAGTATCGTCGATAAGAAAAATATCGTCATTCTCCGGTATCGTATCAAACATAACCGGCTACTCGTTTTCAGAAATACACGAGATGAAGAAGCCGTCGTTCTTTACTCAGATAGACGGTTCCATCAGAAACATCCCGAACGCTATCGGCGTGATTGATACTACCGTATCATCCGAGGAACATCACCTGTTCGGGCTGTATAAGGCGTACATAGACAAAAAGGACAAGACCCTTTTCTTTTCCTACCGCAGTGCGCCGTCCGCGTCCCATGAGGACTACTGGCATCCGATGATGACCCAGGACCAGCTTGACTCGTACCAGGCGAAGTTCCTGCCGATTGAGTTTGACCGGTACTTCAAAAACACTTGGAGTTCCGGGGCCGAGAACGTGTTTCCTCCCGAGCTTGTGGACATGATCGGCTGTATGGGGGTTATGAACAACTTCAATACCGGAAAAGAACTGCTTGAGCTTTTGCGCCAGAAGAGAAAGCTGTTATCGAGTATTGAGAGACTTGAAGGCGATGGGGTTGATCCGATGATCGAAAAGCGGATGATGTCCCTTGAGAGCAAGTTCTGGATGGTTGACAGCGTGTATCAGCTCATGCCGGTTGACAACCTGTCCTTAGAGACGACCGAGGTAATGGCGTCGATAAACGACATTGAGAGACTTACAGAGATGTTTGATACCGACTGGGCGGTTTTATCCGGGATCGACCGGGCGGATCCGATGAAGGAGAGGTCGAGTGCCAGAACGGTTGTCGGAACCATGATCAAAGGTCTGCCAGGTAGCAGATCGAATCCGCTTCTTGTCGATACCGAGGGAAACGCCAAGTATATCTATTTTCAGGTCGGTCTTGCGGTCATACAGGACCATTCCCTTGACGGCATTAAGGCGGTTCTTATGCGTCTCATAGACGAGTTCGGCGGTATAGACGTTTTGTGCGCTGAGCGGTGGGGTATTTGGGATATGCAGGAATGGGCAGATGAGAGGACGGCTAAGTTCGAGGCGGTCTACCCGACGTATGACAGGCAGAAGGAGGCGTTCACGGAATATTACAATGCTGTCCGGGATCACCGGTACAAGAGCCCGACCGTTTTGGTGAAGGGTTCGACCGGCGTTGACATTCTCCGGGAAGAAATGTCCGTGTTCGACCATGAAGCCGACTGGAAGAAGTTCGGTTCACCACAGAAACGGTTGCGGCACGGGGTTCAGGATGACGTTGTTTATCAGCAGGCGTGGTGCATGTACGGGGGGAGGTTTTTAACAGCGAGCGATTTTTTACCGAGGGTAGGCAAAACATTCTTCGGGTTTTACAAAGAAGGGGAGGGTAACCTTGGAAAGTATTGATATGGTTGGAAAAGAGATTCTTAGAATAGAACCGACTTACAATATATTGCTTTATGGTCCGACTGGTAAAAAATGTGTTATTGATTTTAGCGGAGATAAGGTTATTTGTACCGGGGATCTGCCGCTTGATGATGCGGCAAAGGTGTTTTTTGAAGCGGTTGGTGGTCTACTGACGCGATACACGAAAGGAGGTGATCAGTATGCCGAAAAAGCCGGTTAAAAAAGGCGGCAAGGGTAAAGGAACGGACAAAAAAGGCAAATAGACGATAATGTGGCGCATCGAGGGCAACCGTCACTAAAACGTATCCGTGGGGCGCGGGAAAGAAAGCCCTTAAAGCCATGCGGAAGTTGAGCGACCTGGACGCCACAACCACAAAAAGGAGCAGCCGAATGATTTATTACGAGTCTGAAGGAAACAGGGTTTTAAAGATCGAAAAAGAAGCGGCGCGAGTTATTATGCTGAACAGGATAACAACCAATAAGGTTCTGAAAATAAACGGTTTTAACCTCAACGAACCGTATAACGAAAGAATGGATGACGAGTTTTTTTATTATGAGCAGCCGATACCCCTGAGCTTTCAGGGTAAAACCATAATTGTGTGATAGTTGTCATATTGATATAACAACATAACAATTTGATAACTTTTTTGTTGACATCCGAAAAATAATCGTTTATCAATGTCCCATAATTTCCGAAAGATAAACTTATCTAAAAAAGGAATGTGGGCCATGAAATGAACGAGAACGAAATAGCTCAGTACATTGAAGGACTACCAGATGAAGTTCTGAGCAGAATAAGTTTCACATCACCATGGCAATTTGATTCAGAATCTTCCACGAACCGACCAGACCCCGATGGCCCGTCCATAGGTATTTCCAGCTCCAAAGACCCTGCGTCATACGACAGAAAAACTATTCAGCAGGAGTGTTGGAACAAGTTTCAGGAGAACCCTCAGATCAATACTGCCGTCCGGGACCTTATGGGCAGGCTGACCGGGGACAACTTCGGTTTTGTGTCTGACGAAATAACGATCCAGAGCGCCATGGACGAGATCGTTTACGACCACCGGAACCGCCTATACGATCACTTCCCCAAATATCTTGGCAGAAAAAGAGTAGAGGGCGAGCTTCACATTTGCCTGAGCTGTCACGAGAACGGGTTTATCGAAGCTGACTTCATCGATCCGGCCGCGATTGAGAGCGGCGGAGATCAAGACACCGGGATTATTTATCACCCTGACAAGACCATTATGCCGCTTTTCTATAATATAAAAAAGGACTTGAACTACAATTACAGCAGCAAAAAAAAGCAAGAGCAGGTTTACGATCAGATCCCGAGCGTGTTCATTGCCAGGTATCCCGAGCTTATTGATATTGCCAGAGATCATGTTTCGTATTCGCCAGCATATCAGGCAAACAGTAAAAACCGGAAATTTATCTGGAAACAGTTTGGCGGGTTCTATCGGTTCATTGTCAACTGGGATCTAGGCCTGTTCACCAGGCGGACAACGTCGTATCTGAGAACCACGATTGCATGGTTGAACCAGTACGAGAACCTGAAAAAATACGAGATCGACCACAAGAAATCCACAGCGGCTTATGCGTGGGTTTTTTCTTTTGAGGACGTAAGGTCTTTCAAACAATGGTTGTCATTATCGGATTCCGACAAGAAGAAGACCGCTATTATGGCGAAGATAACTCCTGGCTCAAGGCTGGTCTTGCCTCCTGGCATGAAGGTTGAAGCCAAAAACCCGCAGTTGCAAAAAATATCCGATTCCGACACGGACATTCTTGAAATGGTGAGTTCCGGGTTGAACGTGACCATGGATTCTCTGATGGGCAAGATCACAGCGCCCTATTCCGGATCGAAGGCGTCTTTCCAGCCCATGACCGACAGAATATCGGATGAGCGGGCATACTTTGAGCGGTTCCTCAAATACGACTTTTGGTCGTCTATCTTCTTTTTAAAGAACAAGATCACAAGCCACCGTATGTCCACAGCCGAAGATACGTTTCCTGGGACTTTCCCGGTTGAAGAGGTTGTCGGTTGGGACAAGGACGGCGAGGAAATTGTCAAGGTTATCGACAAGAAGCCCGAATTTTTGATTGATGTGACATGGCCTCAGTCGGCATACGTGGACGCAGAGTCGAACGCAAAAGCGGTTCTTGGCGTAAAGCACGGGAACATGTCTGCGAACATGGGCATCCCAAACAGCGAGCTTGCGAAAAAACTTGGGTTTACCGGTTACGGCAGGCTCCGGTTGAGGAAAGCGTCCGAGGACAGGAAATACCCGAAACTCCTGATCGAGTCTGACCAGGAAACGAACCAGGAAATCGTTGAAGGCGAGATGGACAAGGGCGGAAATAAACAGCCAAAACAGCCTGTTAAGCCAACTAAGCCCGTCAAGCCACCCATAAAGAAGGACGAAAAAGATGGAAAATAACTTATGGAAAGCCAGGCTTTCACAGTTTGTCGGTACGCCGGTTTACATGGCCCAGGACAAACTTTCGATGATGCTCAGCTATCTTAAAGCGGACATTGACCTGAACTCGTTTGCCTCAGCGTTCAATATTGTCCCTTCGGCGCTGGCCATCGGCGGCGGTCAACAGACGACTACATTCTTAAAGAACAATGGCGCGGCCTTCATCGAGGTGCGCGGTCCGATTTTTGCGAAAGAAGATCCGTGGGATGCCAGGTATGGGTGGGCGTCTTATGAGCGGATCGCAAGAGAGTTCAGCGAGGCTGAAGCGAGTCCGGACGTGAGCAAGATCGTTTTCCTTATCGCCTCGCCTGGTGGGATTGCAACCGGCATGATCGACACCATGGACTTTATAAAAGCCAAAAAGACAAAACCGGTTGTCGCATTCGTTGACGAGTACGCCCTTTCCGGCGCATACGCCATAGCATCGACCGCTGACGAGATCATTACCACCCGTTCCGGCATGGTCGGTTCTATCGGAGCTGTTATCACCCATGTTGACGTGACCGAGATGGACAAGATGGACGGTGTGAGCTACCAATATTTTCACTTCGGGGCCAAGAAGGTTGACGGATCCCCGCACATTCCTTTGTCCGAAAGCGCAAGCAACGAATATCAGGCCAGGGTTGACGCATTGGGCGGGGAGTTTGCCAATGCGGTTGCGAAAAACATTGGCGTGAGCCTTGAGAGTATCAAGGCGACAGAGGCAGGGGTGTTCATGGGGGAAGAGGCTGTTAAAAAAGGACTGGCAACAAAGGTTATGACTGCATTTGATTTTTACAATTCCTTCACTTTGGCTGACGGGAAAGACCAAAAACAAACAAAGAGCATGAAGAAGGGGGTGAAACACATGGATATTACGTTAGAGGATTTGAAAAAAGAGAATCCCGAAATCGTCAAGGCGCTGGCCAGCGAAGCATCCGCTCCGCTTTTGGCACAGATTGACAAGATGAAGGCTGACCAGTCTTATCTTGTCGAGATGGTTGGGGCGCTTGATGGGGAAAACTCGTCTCTGAAGGCCAGCAACACAGAGACCTCCACCAGGATTTTGGCGCTTGAGAAGAGCGACAGCATCCGGAGGGAGAACGAAATCCGAAGTTCGGCCGATGCGATTTTTAACACGAAGCTGGAAGCCAGCGGGATCCGGGAAGAGTTGTTTCCGAAAGTCAAAAAGCAGATCACCTACACGTCTTACGTGAAGGACGGCGCTTTCGACGCAAAGGCTTTTTCCGATGCGGTTGACGAGGAGATCAAAGACTGGGTTGGGGCAGATGGCCAGGTGAAGACCATCATTGGGTACGGCACTTCGAGGATTGACGCTGCCGTGCAAAACGCTCAAAAAGACGACGAGATGGCGGACAGCCTTTTCGCTTTCGTTAAATAATAGAAAAGGGGGTGATTTGAAATGGTAGATTTAGGAGATGGTGCGAGCATCAAATACGGCTCACAGGTTGATTACAAGATGCTGTTCTTCAGCGAAGAGCAGGCATCCCTTCGCGTTCCGATTTCCCTTATTCCCGGGTTCGGCAAGATCGAAATGGGAACGGCTATCGCCAGAACGACAGGCGCTAGCGCCGGGACCCGCCTTGGGAGGTACATCCCTTACGATCCTCATGCCACAGTGACCGGCGCGGAGGCGTTCGGGAGATCGTACATTACGGCCGACACCGGAACAGGCACGGCGATTTTTTATGTCACCATGTCGGACAGCTACAAGTACGCTGTCAATGACGACATTTGCGTTGCCGGGTCTAGCGAAACCGCTGAAAACCTTGGCAAAATCACGGCGATTGACAGAACGACGTATTCCCATATCGCCAAAATAACCGCCACCACGGTCTTCAGCTCCGGGTTTACAACGGCCAATTTCGCATACGCTTACATTGAGGGTGCGGAAACAGCCGTTGGGATCCTTCAGGCAACCGTCAACACCGGTACAGGTTCTTCTGCTGCTGGAGCGACCGGGATGTTAATCATCGGCAACTGTGTGCTTTACACGGGCATGTGCGCCGGTAATCTGGACACCAATGCGAAGACCGATATTTCGGCATCCAGCTTGGGTCAATACACATACATCAGATAAAAAGGAGGTGATTTGAAATGGTAGGTGCATCGAATATTCCTGAACTGAGACTTTCAGTTCTAAACAAGCTGGTAACAAAATTCACGTTGCCCCCGAATCTGATGTTTTCCACCATGTTCCCGTCCGTAAACGCGGTTTCGGACACGATCAAGTGGGAAAGCCAGGAAGGGAACCGTGGTATGACGCCGTTTAAAGCGCCCGGAAGTCCGAGCCCGAGAACGGCCTCTGTCGGCATTGCTCAGCATGAAGCGCGGGCGGCCTTTGTCGGGGAGAAAGAGTTCTACGATGAGAGCTTCCTGAACAACATCCGGAAAGAAGGGACCGAGTCCGATTATCTGAACGCGGCCCAACGTCTTGCCCGGGATCTTCGGTCCATGACGAGCAGGTGCTTTCGCAGAAAAGAGTGGATGTTCGCCAAGATGCTGACTGCCGGATCGTTCTCATATTACGAGAAAGACGGCATCAAAGCGTCTGTCAGCTATTCCATTCCGGACGCAAACACTGTCACCCTGGGGGCGAACTATAAGTGGTCCACCGGAACGGCGATTGACATTGTCGGGGACGTTATGGACGGCAAGATTGTCGTCAGTGACGCCTGCGGTGCAAAAGTCGATTTCGCCATGTGCAACAGCAAGGTTCTTCAGTATATGTCCCAAGACCCGACCATCTTGACGCTGCTTCAGAAACAGTCTTTCGGAAACGGAAACCTGTTCGGCGATTCAGCATCATCCCTGATCGGTGTGCGCCCGGACATTCTGGGGTCGTTCCTTGGCATCAGCAACTTTGTCGTGTATGACGAGAAGTTTGTCGTCAGCGACTACCTGACCGCCGCCCTTGCCGCCGCCGGAACCACGGTTTATGTCAGCAACGCAGCCGACTTCGAGACCGGTACGGCCACGCTGCACGATGTTTCCGAAGGCACGAACGAGTCAGTCACCATTTCGGCGATTGACACTCAGGCAGGTACGCTGACCATCAGCGCCGCTGTGTCTGCGTATAAGGCCGGGGAAGACAAGATCACCCAGACGCTCCCGTATGTTCCGGACAATACGTTCCTGATGTTCGCCTCTTCTGTTGAGGGGCAGCGGATCGCCGAATTCCAGGCGGCTCCGTATGGGAACAACCGTGTATGGGGCATGACGACCGACCAGTGGGAGAACAAGGACCCCGATGGCGTTTATATCCGGGTGCAGGACAAGGGGCTTCCGATTCTGTATCATCGGGACGCGATTTATATCTTAACGGTGGCATAACGGGGGGAAGGAGGTTGTTATAATGAAAAGACAGCAAGGTCCATACCCGAACCCTGGGTTCGGGAAGCAAGTGGGCGGCGCATTCATTCCCCCGATGATCGACATTATCTCAGGCGAGTTGACGACCGCGAGTTTGGGCGGAAGACCCCTTGGAATACCGCTTCTTTCCGGGATTGTAAGGGACGTTGTGTTGTCGGTTGGCAACTGCGGCGACCCGGAGCAT